CAACTCTACCTTGCTCAGACTGTAAACCAACATTAGATTCGGTCTGCCTCATCTGCATTGCAGAAGCAACCGCAGGTTGCATAGTATTCTGCATAATAGGTGTAGAAGCACCACCAAACTTACCGGCAAGAATCGGGTTTAAACCCGCTTTACGCATATCAGCCATAGCTCGTTGATAAGCAGTATTAGACAAATCAACATTCTGACGGTTCGCACGCTCACCACCAATAAAAGAAAGGCCAGCCCCAATAAGCGGGGCGGCCCAACCAGATTCATCAAAACCAAATGCTTTAGTAGCACCATCAATAATACCTGAAAATATACCCATGGTTACCTCTGTAAAGGAGACTTAACAAAATAAGCAATGACATTCGTCACCAACAGCGAAATTGTATCCCAATTCGCTAAAACAAACTCTAACATAATTACCTCACAGGATCATATTCAACGTGTATATGCGTTGAATGTAACACGACATCAAAGTCAACACCAAGACATTCACGTAAATCAGCCGCTACGGCTAAAGCCTCCTCAGGCTTAAAATAGTGAATTCTCAAATCTACGGCTAAACCGTAATAATGCAGGGAACCTGCAGAATGTAGCCCATCAAGGGCACTAGTAATAGTCACTCCCTCTGGTCGACCATACTCAATCCATATAGCATCACTGTACATAAGTACAGGTCTCATACGAATATCTAAACCTGAAAGAATAACACCTTGCTTAATTTCCATACTGACGCCCTTCGGTTGTCTGCCAAACGAAAAAGGGGATTAAAAATCCCCTTTGTCCTTCGGCCAAATTTAAAAATGATCAATAAGACCAGGCACTGAGTACATCGGCATTGGACGTACACACTTAAGATCAAAATAAGAATCAAAAATAAGATGAGGCTCATCTACAACAGCGATACAACGCTCAATAGGAGTATTCTGAGTCATAAACGTTTCATTTAACGTAGGACGTGAAGAAAACTCTTCAGAAAGATGCCAAGCATCAAGCGATGTAGCATAAGTAGAACGGAACTTACCTGTAATCTGCGAAGGCTTATAGCGATACTCAGCAAAACGCTCCTGGTAACCAAATACATCATTGTCACCAGATGTACCATCAGCATAAATCTCTTTAGACAAAACTGCCTGCTCACCAAGATGAGCAAGAGAAGGATAGTAATAATCAAAACGAGTTTGACGTGTCCACATACGGTTAATACCTTGCTGATATGTCAAATCAGCACGAACCGAAGCTAAACCAATAATTACACAATGTTCAGTAAAAGATTTACTAAAACCATTACGACTAAACCCAACAGTACCCATAGCGGCCAAATTGCCTTGCGGGGTTGTTGCATCTGTCGAAGAAGTTTGCGCGATTGCATTGATATTGAGAGGGGTAGAATTACCACCGAGGTATTCTGGTCTTTGCATACGCGCATCTGGGGAAGTAACTCCAAAATGGGATTTAATAATCTCGGTATAACGAGTACCGCCACGAGCATCACGCTCATATAACTTTTGAACCTGAAACGCTTCGCGTAACTGGTTAATAGTCGCAGCAGTAGTTGCAGACAAATCTGCAACCATACCTTTACCAATATCATAGCCAGGAGAACCTGTAGAATTACCACCATACTGGCCAGAAGACATACCTAAATAATTATAATAACCAGTGCCTGTAGAACCATCTTCTGCAACAACAGGTGCTGAACCAGCTAAAGGCAAATTAACAGCATCACCTTTCTGTGGCCATGGAAGACAAGAAGTAAAATAATCATGACGCTTCATACGTTTCAACATAACGTAATCTGCAGGATCATCTGGACCATCATCAGTATTAAAAGGAACAGAATCTACAACGTTTTGATCACGAAACCATTCATTGTATATCATATTCAAAGCACGAAAATGAAGTGCATTGACATCTTCAATCTCAACTTCAGTAGGAAGGCCAAAATAATCAGCTACGGAGCCAACATCCCAACCTCCAGAAGGAGTACTAACAACCGGAACCGTATAATCAGTTGAATCACCCGGATTAATCTGCTCACCATGAAACTTCTGCCAATTGTCCCAAAGTAAACGACAAGGTACTGCAAAAAAGAAAGTATCAAGATACATGTTATCCATAATTGGATTAATAGGAGTAGCCAAACGACCAAAACCTGACATATCCAAATTAAATGTATCACCAGGAAGAGCTTCATCAACAAAAATCGGAACAAGCTCATCAAAATTCATAGTAGTTTTATAACCGTGTGAACGGTTAAAAGAAGAACGTTGAATCTCTGCTTTAGGTACTTTACTAAAGTCATGATTCATAACAGAAGGCATGCGTTGCATATTATTCACCTGCTAAATCAATCAAATTAACAAGATGCTTAGGAGCATCAAGAAGCTCAAATTTACCAGTAGTATCATCATAAATACCACAAGCATATAAAGAATAATCCTCTGGATGTTTTCCAAAAGCATGATTCTCATCAGTTACACAATCAGTCATAGCACGAATAGCAACAGACTCATTAGGTACAAAAAAGGGTTGTAAGTAAGCTTCCGCTTTACCATCACGAACTGTAAACACATGTAATATCATAATTACTCCAAAGGTCTAACTAATTTATTTAAACGGGCTAATTGAACTTTTTCACGCGCTTCAAGGCGCTCTTCGCTTTGTTCATCAATCCATTTAAAAGACTTCTCAACACGATCCATCTTAACGTCATCCAAAGCATAAGAATCATCCATCTCTAATAATTTATCATAATATTTAGGAGGTCTAATTTTCTTTCCATTCATTACAACAAAGTCATTAGGATAAACATCAGCTTTGTATTTTTCAAACCACTCTTTACCGATACCGGGACGGCGACTCATTGCACAAAACTCTGGCTTAACTTTAGAAGCTTCACCAGTGTCTCCATCATATCGCCAATATGTACCTTCTTCATCTGCCTTTTTACCGTTCTGTTTTTTCATAACATAACGGGCAACATAAGCAGCACTTTCAAACGTCACTTCACCAATTACGACATGGCCATAAGGCCATAACTTTTCTGCTTCCTCACTGTTAAATAACGGGAAACCATTATTCATTTTATACAGTCGCTTATCAGGAAAACTAAAATTAAAGAGGCAAGCATGATAATGCGGACGGCTAGTTCTATCACCGTATTCTCCACAATAAAAATAACGTGCGCCTTTGCCGTATTTTTTTCTAAGACGTTTCATAAAGAGTTGAAAGTCTCGAGGATGTACACCAACAGGATTCCATCCTACAACGGAATCAGGATCTTTAAGCTCCTGCTCCTCAAACTCCCTATTACGACGCTCCAAACCCTCAGGACTAAACGTTAAAGTTATAAAACAGTTATCTTCATACAATGATGCTTCATGCATACATCGCACAGCCCACTGTCTGGATCGCTCCAATCTACATCCAACACACTGACCACAACTAATATTAATCGGATCATCAGGTTGCAATGCATAACGCTGGCTAAATACTAAAGAACGCTTACCGCTAGGATTAACCTCTTTAGCATACCAAGCTTCAATAGGGTGATAACACGGCATATCACAACCGGATACCACCACGACTATTCATGCCACTCATGGCATTTTTTTTATGTACTCGCGAAGTTTTAGTAAACATACGACGGCTTTTGCCTCGAGATACTCTTTTACGATATTTCATATCTTTGCTCCCTACGGTCGCTTATTTATTAATACTCGGCTCGCTTACGCATCGCCTCGTTTTTTGACCCCAAACTACGTTTGGTGTCAGTGGGAACAGTTACATCAAGAGAGTAACTGTTCCCACACCCTCACGCACCTTCAGTAGGTGCTGAAACAATCGACTCCAAAACAACTTCCGGAGCGATTACAACTGGCGCTTCCGCCAGACCAAGACGAACCATTTCGTCATTATTAGAAGGATCAGTAGCAAATTCAAAGAATGAGCCAGGATCATTTCCAAAACGTTTACGTATATCGCTAGGAAGCGCCATAAAGGCGTTCTGAGCGTTTATAACCATGTTAAGCGACTCCTGATACTCATTAACCTCAGAAAAGTCACCATACTGCGCTACAGCGCCTGAAACATGAGTAATAAGACCAGTCTTATCA